AGCGCGAGGTGGGGCCGGGAAAGAGGTCGAAGGCCAGCATGCCGATCCGCGCCCGGCTGCCGAAGGTGGTCAGCAACGTGAACCCGTCCGTGGATGCGCTGCGGAACACGGCGATCTCGCCGGGCCAGGGGCTGGCATGGGCCGCGATCAGGGGACGATGGGCGGGCTGGTCCTCGCTGATCTGCGGCAGGTCCAGCATCACAACCTCGGGCGTGCCAAAGACGACGGGGCTGGCGAGCGACGCCGGGCGCGGATCGCCGGGCGGCAGGTCGTAGGCGGCGCGGTCCTGGCGCACGGCCTCGATGCCCCGCGCCTCGCCGTCTGCGACCGACACGAGGCGGAATTCCACCTCCCGGCCGTAATGCGCCAGCCGGATCACGTCGGCCGGATCAAGGGCCAGACGCGACGGCGGCAGGCGGAAGGTGGCGCTCTCGCGTCCGATCCAGGCTTCCATCAGCGCGCGGCGACAGCGGCGTTCGGCTTCTTCAGGCGCCACGGCCATAGGGAAGGCCTCGGAGGCGATGCGGGTGGTGTCAACGGTGATGCGCCGCGCCTCGACCAGCGCTGCATCATAGTCCTCGTCGGCACGGGCAACCTGCCACTTCAGCGCTTGGGGCAGTTCGGTTTCCTGCGCGCGGATCAGCTCGAAGGCCTCGCCCTCGCGGCTGGCGACCAGATCGTCGACCGCCAGCGTGGCGAGCGCGGCGCGGCCGCGTAGACGGAAGCGGATCACGCCTTCGGTCTCGACAGCATCGAAGCCGAAGTGGCGGGCCAGCGTGGAAATCGAGGTGCGAGGGCTTTCCAGCGCGCTGATCACATAACCCTCGACCGCGCCCCAGAGGCCGGTGACGTCGATCCTGTCCGCCGGCATCCCGGCGCGTGAGGAAAGGTGGCGCACGAGGGCGGCGAGCGAGACCGCGCCCAGCCGTCCGGTCAGCCAGTGACCGAGCCGCCAGTCAGGCGCGTCCGGCCAGACGCCGGTCAGTTCGGGGAAGAAGGGATAGGGCCGCGCGTCCCAGGTCCAGGCAGTGCATCTGGCGACACGAACCATCCGGCCGCCGTAGATCGTGGAAAGCGGGTTGTTGGCCCAGGTGCTCCACCAACGGTAGCTTGCCTCGAGGTAGGCGCGCTGGATCGCATCGTCCCGCCAGCCGCGGGAGAACCACGGGACGGTGCTCTCGGACGACTTCGGATCGAAGCGCGCGCTCGGCTGGTTGGAGCCTCGGTCGATGGCGGGGCATCTGAGCGCCGTGAACCAGATGGGCTTCGACTCCGGCACCCATGCGGTGGGCGTGCTGCTCTCGACGCCGCCCGGCCTGTTGTAATGCGGGTTCGACCACCACGCTCGGATGTCCTTGGTGCGGAAGACCCACGGCTTGCCATAGGCGCCGTCCGTGATGGGCGTGCGGATCTGCGCCGCGCGGTCCGCCTCCGAGGCGTAGAACCAGTCGAAGCCCTCGCCGCCCGCGATGTTGGCCTGCAGGTAACCCCGGTCGTGGATCGCGGGCCAGCCAGCCTGCGCGTCGAGGTGATCGAACCCGTCGCGCCAGTCCGACAGGGGCATGTAGTTGTCGATGCCGACGAAGTCGATGTTGGCATCCGACCAGAACGGATCGAGGTGGAAATGGACGTCGCCCGAGCCGTCACTGGCGTGGTGTCCGAAGTATTCCGACCAGTCCGCCGCGTAGGAGACATTGCAGTTCGCGCCGACGATCCCCTTTACGTCAGTCGCGAGGGCGACGAGCCTTGCCACCGCCGGGTAGGTCGAGGCCGCGCTGCGGATCGTTGTGAGGCCGCGCAATTCCGAGCCGATCAGGAAAGCGTTCACGCCGCCGGCAGCCGCGCAGAGATGGGCGTAGTGCAGGATCATGCGGCGCAGACCCCACTCGCCAGCGGGGCCGGTCCAGCTGACGGTTTCGCCCGACACCGCGAACTGCGCCGGGGTGGCCGCGCCGAAGAAGGCGTCGACCTGCGCGGCAGCGGCCGCGGTCTTGTCCGCAGTCCCGGCGTAGCCTGCCGCGGGCGAGCAGGTGATCCGCCCGCGCCAGGGGAAAACCGGCTGCCCCACCCCGGCCGCGTTGTTCGAGTAGGGGTTGGGTCGCGTGTTTCCAGGCGGCACGTCCATCAGAATGATCGGATGGAAGGTCACCTTCAGCCCCCGCGCCTTGATCTCGCGGATGGCCTGCACCACCGCAAAATCCGCGGGCGTGCCGCCCCAGACCGGGCGGCCCTGGCTGTCCTGACTCAGCACATGCGCAGCCGCCCGAGATACCCCGTTCACCGACCAGACCTTCGGGCTGGTTGCCTTGGTCGCCACCTCGACGCCCGGCCTGATCTGGCAGTTGCCCGCGCGCAGGTCGTTCCCGAACCAGGCGACCACGAGGCTGACGCTCTCCAACGACGGAACGGATGCCTGAAGTCGGTCCAGCGCCACGACGATGTCGGTCGTGTCGGGCGAGGCGTGGAGGTTCTCCGCCGTCGTTGTGCCGTTGCTGGTCTTGCGGATGGCCTCCGTCGCATAGATGAACTCGCCCGTGCCGGGCCCGAGGGCGATGGCCCTGATCATGTCCTCGGCGGTGCCGGACTCCGCAACCGGCCGGAAGACCTCGAAGGACAGCTGCGGCAGACGGTTGCCGTAGGCCGCGAGCGCCAGTTCCTCGAAGACGACGTAGGCCGTCCCGCGATAGGCCGGGGTCCTGGCCGCGCCCATCTTCGCCGCGATGAACGGGTCTGGCGTCTGCGTCTCGCTGCCGGGATACCAGCGCCAGGTGACGCCGGTCATGTCCATGGGCTTGCCGTCCGCCCAGATGCGCCCGATGCCTGCAATCGGACCTTCGCAAAGCGCCACTGCAAAGCTCGCGTAGTAGAGGTATTCGGTCGTCTCCACGCGTGGGCCGCCGCCGCCCTTGCCGCCGCCTTGGGTGGTGGTCCTGACCTCCTCGCGGAAATCGGTCGCCCAGATGACGTTGCCGCCGATGCGCATGCGACCGTAGAGGCGCGGGATGACCGCGCCCTCGGTCGACGACGTGATCCGCAGGCTGTCGAGGCGCTGGCCCTCGATCCGCTGCGGCGGCGTGAGCGCCGACACGATCCAGTTGTCCACCACCGTGCCGATGGTGGAGCCGATGAAGCCGCCGATGGTCGCGGCGCTGACGCCCAGAATCGATCCGCCGACAGCGCCGCCGATGGCGGAGCCGAGCGTGCCGAGGACAAGGGTGGCCATGCGAAACTCTCAGCGTGCGGGGAACAGGAAGGCGAAGGCGATGCGGCGACGCCAGGCTGGCGTCAGCGGCTCCTCGATCACGCCCAGTCGTTCATAGGCGTGCACGAAGGTGTCCGGTCCGGTGAGGATGCCGACATGCTTGGCGATGGCGCGCGGCATCATCCGGAACAGCACCAGCGCGCCGGGCCCGGCGTCAGCTGGCGCGATCTCGACCATCACACGCCGCGCGCCCTCGGCCAGCACCTCGCGCGGGCCGCTCTCTCCCCAGTCGCGGCTGTAGGGCGGGATCGGGAACGGCTCCGGCCCGACCACCTCGCGCCAGACGCCGCGCGCAAGGCCGAGGCAGTCGCAACCGACTCCGCGCAAACTGGCCTGGTCGTGGTAGGGCGTGCCCAGCCAGGACCGCGCGACGGCGATGACGCGAGCGGGATCGGCGGTCTTCACAGCACCGCTCCCTCATGGCCGCCGTCCCGGGTGGCATAGCGAATGACTGCGTCCTGCCCCGGGATGTGCGGAAAGCCGCGGAAGTTGGCGACATTGCCGAACTTCGCGCTGCAGGTCGCGATCCGCGTGTCGCAGCCTGCGCGGATGATGAACGCATCTGTCGCCGTGATCGGTCGCATAGGCGCTTCCAGCAGGGTCAGGATCGCCACACCGTCGGCGAGGTCGTGAGACAGCACCTCGGCCCGCCGCCCCGCATTCGCGCCACTTGTCCACTCCACCAGCCCGAAGGCAAACCAGCCTGCCGCGAAAGCTCCGAGGCCGGAGGCGCGAAAAGTCCGGTCGCGCAGCACAGCGATCACCGCGCCGTTGCCCTTGAAGGCCGGGGCCTCGAGGTTTACGCCGCAGCGCGCATCGCCCAGCGCGGCGTCGCAGGTGGACTGAAACGTCCGCCCGACGGTCTGATTGAGGACGTGGGCGAGGCTGCGCACCTCGGCCACGAAGGCCACGCGGCCGCGCCTGATCTGGCCGATGGCCCCGCGGCGCAGAAGCACGCGCTGGCTCGTGTCCGACCAGTTCACCCGCCAGACCTCGACCACCGCGTTGTCCCAGCGACCATCGAGGATGTCGGTCTCGGTGATCCGGTCGGAGGACAGCACGCCTTGCGCGTCCTGCGCGTCCACGGACAGGTCCGAGCCGGATCGGACTTCGGACGCGGTCAGCCCGCTTTCGGGTTCGAACGCGGTGCCGTCGAACGACAGCGTCCGGTCGTGGTCGCTGAAGCCGAACACCACGCCATCGGCGCGGGTGATCCGCCAGCACCAGGCAAGCGTCGTCGTGCCTTCGTCGAGATGAGCCTGCAGCGCGGGCGGGAGGGCTTTCATCGGCACGCCCCCGTCATGCGGTCGTCGAGATCAGCGATCCACTCCGCCCACGAGCGCGGCACGGTGGCCACGGTCTCTGCGGGTGGCCGGGTCAACCGCGCCTCGGCATAGGACGCGCAGCCCGCGTCACCACTGACCGTCGTTCCGGCGCAACCGTTCAGCAGGATCACCAGCGTCACGCCCATCACGCACCGCAGCGCGCCCGCGTTCCACGCGCTCGATCTGGTCTTGCATCGCACCACGTTCAGCCTCCTGTTTGCCAACCCGACGCCCCTCAGCAAGCCCGAACCACCGTCCGAGCACGACACCCGCGACGGCACCCAGCGCGGCGATCAGCCAGACGACAAAATCAGTCATCGCCGCGGAATCCGCGTTCGAGCCGGTCGCGCAGGCCGATCAGGCCGAGACCGAGGGCGATCAGCCCCGCGGGCGACGCATCGCTCGATCCGGCAAGCATCACGACAATGCGCGCCACCTCTCCGAGCGGTCTGGTGACAGGCATCACAAGAAGCGCCACGCCAATGGCAAAGGCGAACAGGCCCGCCCACCAGGTGAGCGAAGTCGGACGGATGTAGCGCATACGATCAGGCCCTCTGGATCATGCTGGCGAAGAAGGCTGCCACCCGCTGCCACCAATGAGGCGCGGGGACGGGCTGTTGCGGCGCGGCAGACGCCGGGGGCGCGGGCTGCGGGTGCAGCAGGTCCAGCGCTTCGGCCTCGGTCAGCCGTCGGATGGGCCGCAAGAAGTCCACGCAGCCGCTGCGGTCCACGGCCCAGACCGGGATCGTGCCGCCGGGATAGCGGCCGTGGAGGAAAAGGTCGCGTTCTGCCTCGCGGCGCGGAATGATCGCGGCCGGCCGCCGCCAGTTCAGAAACGCGTCGGCGGCTGCAACACGATTGCCGGCGTTCAGCGCCTTCGTCAGCGTAGCCCGGGCGATGGCGCCGGTGTTGTAGTGGAAGGACACCAGCGCATCGAACTCGTGCGGCGCGAGCGGCACCTTGACCGCGCGGCGCACCTCGGCCTCGTAGGCGGCAAGGTCCGTGCGGAAGACCAGGAAGGCCTCGCGGATTCCGGCATCGAGGTCGGCGGGCATGCCGCGCGGCATCGTCGCGGGGTCGGGCGGTCCGGCCGCGGCTGTGTGGCCGATGCCGAAGGTCCAGACGCCGCGAACGTCGAGATAGGGTCCGGGCACGATGCCTTCGTGCCGGACGAAGGCCAGAAGCCCCCGATCCGTCATGTGCATGGGTTCACCAGAGAAACGAAAAGACGAGGATCAGCGCCGCGATGGCGAGGCCGATGCGGAGGCGGTGACAGAACGCGTGCCACGCGTGCTCAGGATTGCGGCGAAGAGCGCGCACGAAGCGGAGAAGGCTATCCATCCGCCCGCCCTCCCTTCGCGGCGCGCAGCCGGGCGAGGACGAGTTCGATGAAGGCCGGGCCGAAGACGCCCACGAGATAGGCCGCCGAGCCTGCCGCTCCTCCCGCCGGGATCGCCTGCGGCGGCAGGCCGAGCCAGGCGGCGACAAGGGCCATCGAGAGGCTGCCCATCCCCGCTGCGATCAGTCCTCCGAGCAGGACGTGGCGCAGCGCGTCGCGCAGGCTCATCCGTGTGGTCAGCGCATTGGTCGCCCCGCCGAGCGCACCCCACAGAGCCAGGATCACTGCCGTGGACTCTGCCAGCGCGCGCACCGTCGTGGCGATGAAGCCGGAGTCTTCGTTCATGCCGCGATCGCCATCCTGCGGATGTCCTGGGTCAGCGCCCGCCACTCGGCCTGCCGCTGCGGGTGCTGTGCGAGCGGCCCGTCGCAGACGAGGAAGAACGCCGCACCCATGCCCGGGGCGGAACCCGTCGTCAGGTCGCTCCCGATGCGGAACGAGGATAGCGTCG